CGCGTAGGTCTGCACCGCGTAGGTCTGCACCGCGTAGGTCTGCACCGCGTAGGTCTGCACCGCGTAGGTCTGCACCGCGTAGGTCTGCACCGCGTAGGTTTGCATCGACGACCGCCTCTTTCAGAGTCGGTTTATCTGATTCATATAGAACATCTCCGCTCATCCAGTTTAGTATCTTAATCTTTACTTCTAGTTTTTTTACCATTACTTAGTTCTCTTTTCTATACTTTCTTAGTATTCCTTTAATCTTCCACACTGTGACGTTGAACATCTCTGCTAACTCTGGGTGAGTCCAACCTTGTGATACTAGTTCAAGCACCCTGTTCTTGTCTTTTCTGCTCAGTATTGAGTTTGCTGCGTATGATAGTCGGTCTATCCGATCAATGAGTAGTTGAGGGGGCATTACACAAACCTCGTCTGTGCAAACCCTGAGTGATCTTGCTGTTCGGTTACAAAGTTACTATATCGTGACTCATTTACAGACTCACTAGCTGGGTATTGGTCTTTTAATGCTCTCCTAGCTCGTGTAATGCTCTCTGCTGGGGTTGTACCCATGAACTTAGATATTTGATAAGGATTGAGTATAAGCCCCTCAGAAGCCCATATAGCGAGTAGTAGTTCCTTGTCGCTATCACGGTACTTTTGAGACTCTTGTAATAAAGTTTCTACTCGTGGCTCAACATCTTTTGATCGTGACATTACTCATCTACCTTATAGTTCTCTACCCAAGCATATGCTTCTGCTTCGGTATCAAATCTTTCGCCTATTTCGTTACCTAGTGAGTTGTAACCTAGTGCTTCCCACATATAACCGTTCCTTGCTGTTTCTACTAATGCAATGTCAAACTGTATACTACTCATATTATTTATCTTCTCCTGAGTCACTAACATAGTCTGTAATATCACTGTATCCATCGTTAGCTGTAATAGCTTCTAAAACATCTCTAGGGTTAAACTGACCAATAAATAACGATAGATCTACGTTCCTTAGTGTTACGTTGATTACCTCGTTCTCTGCTTCTGCGCTAAATGAGTCTGCGTAAACTTGTATGTCCATTTTGTTTGTAATCCTTTTCTAATTTGATATGCTCTCAGTATAACACGTGGTTATGTTTAATGCAAGAGTGATTATGGTTAAAAATAGAGACTGTGGATAAGTCTCTATTGGTATGTGACGTTGATCTGTAGTAGTAAAAATCTTTAACGTGTGGTTTCATTACTATCCTTACTAGCTTTTAGTGATTCAGCGATATAAGCGTCCAGTGCTTTGTGTAAACGTGCATAGTTGAACGCTTGGTCTGTTTCTTGTTGGATTATGTCTTTACCAATAACGTATTCGTGAAAGCCGTAGATTTTACTTTTAATCTTATCGTTAATGGCTTGTATGGCTTCGTCAATATCGTCGCTTGAGTTGTTGCCGTTTGAGTCTTTATACACAGAGCTTATTAAATCGTTCAATATTCTATCTAGTTCTATGTTATTTGTCATAGTTGCTCGCTTTCTTCAGGGTCTTTTACTTGAGTGGTAACGTGCCAATGGTCGCCTAGATTACACTTGTAAGACCTTAGGTAGTTTATCCCAGCAGCTTTGTTGCGTCTTTTCTTAGCTTTCCTTGCTGTCTCTGCGCTCCAGTAGGTATGCTTCTGCTTGCAGGTTTTGGGTGTTGTGAGTTGTTCGCTCATTGCGCCAGCCCCTCTCTTTATTATGTAGTTATTATTTAGTTAGTGGTGGGGCTTGCAGCTCTCTCTGCCGCATCTTCAAGTCGCATATAAATCTCTCGTGCTTCCCACATCGCCTTATGAAAGCCATCAGCAAAATCTTCACTAACAGCGTTCATTTCTTTAGCTTGAGTTATAACAGTATCAGCTTTTAGAGTTGCTGACTTGAACTCGTCGTATTCTTTACTCATAGCTTCCGTCCTTCTTTTAATTAGTTAAATATCAAAAATATCTTCAATAACTGCTGCGGCAAGTATAACTGCACCGACTGTTGCTATTCCTTCTACTATTTCTTCGTCCATGTGTTTACTCCTTATGTATTAGTGATTGAGTGCTTAACCCGACACGTTCCCCGAAAGGACAGAAGTTCTAGCCTCAAACTTCGCCGTGCCGCGTAAAACACTCAATGTATTTTATTCATCTATAAATGGGGCAGCTTGCCTCTGTGATTGCAGACATTTAATCCACCTCGTGACTATTGAAAAGTAGTGGACACCCCTTTATGAATCTGTATTGTATTAAGGTACTTAGTTACGGCCAAATATATCGTATGCGTATTGTATACGTTGGCTTTGTCTACAGTCTCCACATCGCTCGTAGTAGTTCTGAAATGCTATTGTAGCGCCCTCTACGGTACTTTGAGCTTTGAGTTGAGTATGTGCGTATGTTTCCGTGTTGTTAAGCTCCCAGACGATGTAGTCAAGCTGCATGTTTAGGTCGAGATAGTTGCCTCGCTGTATCAACTGCTCTCGCCGTGCGCCTATCCACTGTGCTATGCCTAAGCCGCCAGGGACATCATCGGTCTTAAAGTTATGCTCTTGTTGCAAGTTACCCATTATACCTGCTGTCTGCTCACGACTAAAGCCTTGAGAAATGAAGTATGACCAGATAACTTGCTCAGTTGTTTTTATAGGTGCTATGTTTACCGTCTCTGTCTTTTGAATAGGCTCGACGGTTGAACTTATTCTGTCTCTTTTGACGCTTTTACTGCTTCTTGTACTGCTGATTCTTTAGCTGATTGGATTTCACTTGTGTGATTCTTTTCCCACGTGATACCGACGTATGCGCCAAATGATACTAACGCAAGTGCTGTAATGATAGCCCAAGGCAAAATTGCTAGGGATACGTTCCACTTTTGGTTACGTGTTAGTGGTTTAGCTGGTAGTTTGATTTTATCTTTAGTTTCTTGATCTGACATAATTATGCCTTTCTGTTTACGACTCCGAACTTAATACGTTCTTTGTCATTGTTAGTTGTGATAATAAAGATTTTACTCATTACTATTCCTTTGTTTATATTTAGTTTCATAGATCGTGGTTAAGGGGTCGCTCTCGCTATTGTTTCTATTCGTTGCGTTCCGAATGTTGTTGCTTGCCTTAACCTTTGATCTATTCTTATAACCTTTCTAATTTGGTTATGTACTCATAATAGCACAGGTGGTTATGTTTTGTCAAGCATTTTGGTTATGTTTTTGTAGTAATCTATCATTTCTTGTAGCTCAACAGTGGTGATCTTTATATTAGACTTTGATTTTGTTTCTAAGTTATCCACAAATTCACGCCCATACTTGTCGATCATGTACATTGTATAGTTAATGTAGTTACCTTTAAGAAAAACGTTACACCTTACGCATTGAATATTACAGTTAGCCTCGTCCCACCGTGTAGGATAACGTCCTCTCGTGTAAAAGTGACCATTCTGTTGGTATTCCCACGGTCTTGTGTCTCCACACGTTACACAGGTAGCCATGCCGTCTATAGAATCTCTTTGGCGTATATATTGGCTAAATACTGTATCTAGCTTTTTAACGAGCTGTGAGCGTGTTACACGTTTTACTTTAGGCTTTACTAGTTTTTGTTTCTTACTAACCTTTGATATAGGCTTCTTTGGCTTGCTAGGGCAATAAAACTGGCTATGTCCAAGCGTACCGCAGATCCCACATATCTTATTGGTTTGTGCCATAAGCTGTATTATACACTAGGTTCTTCTCCACTAGCTTGATCTGATGAGTAGCTATCGAACATTAAAAAGGGATTTCCGATAGATTAATAGGTTTGTCGTCGATGTCTTCTAGTATAACATCCTGTGTAAGTTTCTTATTAAAGTCGTGGGTCAGTTGTTTGTCGTCCTTAAAATCTTCAACTTGGATAGTGCGGTTTTCTTCGATAGGGTTTACAAAGATACGTCCGTCCCACTCTTTATTTATCGGTAGTGTATCAATGTTAATATACATGTTATTAAAGTGAGGTGAGGCAAATAGTACGCCAATATCTGAGTATCGGCTTTTTACCTTACCGTCCGACTCGTATTCGCCTGTTTTGACTCTTAGTCGTGCGTATAGTTTTGGTTTATGGTCTTCCATTATTTAATCTCCTTTAGTATCTTAATAAACTCATCTACCTTAGCAAGTGCGTCACGTTCGTACAATTCCTGAGAGGTAATATATTGTTCAACGTCTTTTCGTTCGATCTCAACAACATAGTGTACGACGTTATCTAGTGCAATACGATCGTCGTATAGTCCAAAGTATAATATCTCAAGATCAGGGTTCAGTACAAAGTATTGAATAGCTTGAGGAGTGTAGTCTGATGTTGCGATTTTAAGACTATCTAGTGGGTTATAGTCAGGACGTTGTTTAGCAGTCCAGTCGTTAATAATAGCCTGTAAGTGGTTTTTACTATCTAAGCTTTTATTCTCGGCTGCGTAGGTTGGTTTGTCTGCGTTCTCGGCGGCGTCAGGTGACACACCAAGTTTACCGTCATCTGATAGCCACATTCCAGGATCGAGGTTAAGATCTAGCTTGTACTTTTTAGCAGTAAGCTCTAGCCCTTCGTTTTCAAGTCTCAGACCACGATCTCTCTCAGGTTCACCGTCTTTTGCGATTGCTACTGTTTCGGCAAGTAACTCGTAAATGCCTTGAGGGATACCGCTACCTCTTTTAGGTGGTTGGACGTTCTTTGCCTTTGTTCCTGTGATAACTCCACGTCGTCCATCTAACCAACTCTCTCTATCTTCTGACTGTGATACTTTTATAATCTGCATGTTAAACCTCTAAATTCTTTTTAAGTTGTGCTTTTTTATCTTCGACTGTGAGTGTGTCGTCCTCTAGTTCTGTCTGCTTTGTAAGTTCAAGTTCTAGCACGTCTTCCCATCGTTCAATGTTGTGGTTTGGAAGCGCCCAATCAGGTAACTGTGGAATCTCTTTAAGTTGTTTTTTAACACTATCGTATGTTACCCATACACTAGGTAAGTAGTAAAGATAACGACCAATACCCCATACGGCTGCGGCACGCTTTACTGCTGAACTAGCACCACCTTTTATTGCTTCAATATCTGTATAGTCTGCACTGTCTGACTTAGTAACCCACGTACCGTCTACAAGTATTGATAGTTCACAGGTAAAACCTTTATCGAGTTCAATAAGTTTACTTTGCCAACCACCGATACCACAAACATCGTCTAGGCGCTTATATACCTCTCTAGCGTCTAGGTATGCTAGTGCTGAGGCTTTTGTCCCATCTTTTGTAGTATGTCCGACTCTCCACTTAATAAAGCTAGGGTTAAATGGTTCTTTTAATTGGCGCAACATTGCGTCTTGACTTGCTCGTGTCACTTTTGTAATCCTTTCTAATTTGATTCTGTCCCTATTGTATCACAGGTGGTTATGTTTGTCTAGCCTATTGTATCTTGTAATATATCACTATATTTGGTATACTATCGGAAACAGGCTTATCGTTTTTTACTCTTTTGCCTCCGCAATCTTGTAATCCTTTCTAATTTGGACGGTAAGTCTGTTTTATATTGACACGTTATAACGCTTCTGCTAATATGTTAGTGTTATAGATCTGCGTTTACATAAACAACGAGAACAGGTCTACACGCACCTTACGTTTTATTGACGGATAATACTGTCTAAACAAATACTACTACTCGCTCCAATAAGTTACATTATGGGGCGAGTTTCTATTTATCCACTATATATAGCGTGTTGTAAGCAAGAACAGTATGTAGTAGTATAGAGAGTAACCGTTCACTAACCTAAACATTGGTGATCGGGGGTATAAGGAACAAAGAAAAACGACTCGTGAGAGCCGTCTTGTTCACTAACCTAAACTATATTCATTATAGCAAACGGTATGAAATTATGCAAATACTTTTACAAAAAAAGCCCATGATTAGCCCCTCATCGATAATCGATCTGAAAAATGAAGTGAAAATGGCACATTGTTTGTAAGTAGCGCTAAACCCAGGCTCTGATTAATTGCCCCCTAAACGTCAACCTGGTCTATGCGGTGTCTACAAGCAAAGGGACGATACTACTTAGTACTCAGGATAAGGAACGGTCATAAGTATCAACTGGTAAAAGGTTTAAACAGCACCTCCCCTCTTAGCTCAGGATAGGGGGGCTTGATGCTTGTAATAACTACAATATCTAACTCATGCTTAAAAGACTACAATAGATAGAATGAACGCAAACACTATTATCACAGAAGATATGACCCTGACGGAGAAGCTAGAGGCTATTGATAAAGCTATGTTAGAGGCTCAGTTTAAACACCGTGAGGAGTTCCCTGACGCTCCTCTTGACCCTAGTACGCTCTTAACGTGCGAGTCTTGCGAGGGTTAAAAAGAAAATATCTCGCTTAATACGAGACTATTCTTACTGCCACAGGAACGCCCACAGGCACTCACATAGTATCACAAATAGAATGGGAATTGTTCGTTATCTTCGTTCATTCTGGTAGCCAATCTGGACGTGACTCTAGGTCGTGTAAAGCGTGTCTCTCATAGACTTCTCTATCACCGTCTGCAACTGTCTGTAGGTTAAGATGTAGCTCACAGTCGTTCTCAACTGCTAATACGGCTAGTTCTTCGTACCCCTCAATGTGACACCAGAGGTATGCGCCCCTCTCCTCGTCTGCTGTTACAAATAAATGATTAAAGACCGCATATTTTCCAAGATGGGTATAGAGGCGTGTATTATCTTGACGAGCTTCTAGTACCTCACCGTCGTTAAAGTTGAGTCGTGCAAATACTTCACTCATGGTGTTGTATCCCTCAATAAGTCTAAAGTTCCCTCACGATAATGTATCTCAAATAGTTGATGTCGAGCTAATATAACGGCTTCTGAGCGGTTTCTTTCGCTTCGTATAGGATTTAGCGCCTCAGCACTCCAATAGCCATACAGCTCTTCTAAACGGCTTGTAGGGTAGTAATCTTCGCTACTGTAGTCTTTTACACGTTGCAGTTCCGCATGAGCAGACCTGATTGTATCAAGTTCACTAGGTTGCTCGATGTAGTCTTGTTCAGGTGTAGTTGACATAAGTAGACCTTTCGTATTCCATTTTAGCATGAGTTCTGTCTGATATAGAAGCACCGCAATCCTTACATACAAACCGTTGGTACTTTGACCCATTAGTAGTACGCCAGCCGTTAGCAATAATTTTGTGACCGCCACACCTCGGACAACTATCTACATCACCTGAAAGCATAGCTATATTAGGGTGATTAGTCATGTAAGGGAGAAGTTTCTTGTATACATCTTCTAGTAGTACAACATCGTTATCACAGTATTTAGCCATGAGTTTCCACGCTTTTTTATCACCTTGGATACAGGGATACCAGAGATCACCATTAGTGTGTTCTGTTTTCGTTCCTAAACCTAGGTATTCTGATACTGTAGTGAGCTTGTTGTTAGGGAACTTAAACTTTGATCGTGCAGTCCTCAGTGGGTCTACTGCTTTATTAGGAGGTGGAGTATCTAGCCCATGATATAAGAAACGTGTATTTGAGACCTTATTGTCAAATCCTATGACGTTATAGCCTATTGTAATGTCAGCCTGTGATATAAGTTCGTGTAGCGCTTTTACCACATCGTAGTCATCGTAAGGGTCTTTTTTGAATCTAGCAGGGAAGTCAAACTGTGAAACGCACCGCACCTTGCCCTCATCTAGCCATTTATAGGAGAAGCAGAAGATATGAGACTGACGCTCTATCTTGATAGCATTAGTATCATAAGTTCCATAAGCCCATATTAACAGGGGGCTAGACTCGATGTCATACAGCAAGACACGTGGTTTACGAGTTTCCATAGCCCACCGCTACCTCCATATTAAAAGTGGACACGCTAATGTCCACTAGTTTGACCCTCTTATGTATATGTGATCTTCGTCTCGGTAGAAGTCTGTTTGCCAGTGTTGGTCTATGTGTGATGGGTTGATATATTCGTCCTGTGACGCATCGTAAGCCCCTGTAGCGTTGTTTTGGATCTCAACCGTCCTACGCATTATCTCACGGCTCACAAGCGCTAGAGAGGCTTCTAGTTCAGGGTTTTGGATAGCCTCGCTTCTTATGCGTTCAAGTTGTTCGAGTGAAAGACCTTGTATTATCTCGCTCATATTTCTAGCTACATTCTAGCATAAGCTTTTTATGTTGTCAATACTACTTCTTAGGAAGTGCTGAACGAATAGATACACCAAGTACAGCAGTAAGTAAAATATATACCCAGTCTGGTACGATAACACCCAGTGCGTCTACTACTGCTACAAGTGCGATAACTACTGATGTTAAGTATGATTTCTTGCCGTCGAACCATTCAACGATTGCTTTGATCTTGTTAATGAATTTCACTTTGAATCTCCTTTGTTCTTTGTTCTCTTTAATAAACTTTAATACCCACGTTTCGAGTTTTTTATACTCTCTCTCGGGATCGCTTCAACTCATTTATTTAACCTCGTATATACCTTTAGCGAGAGGCGTTGGTTTGGCTTGAACTAGTTTTTCTAGCCTCACTCTCTCATCTCGATTATATACTAGTAGGTCTTCGTTAAGTACATTCCATGGGTGACTTGTATAGTAAGTGATTTGGCTCTCGCTTGGTGTGCCTTTACCGAATGCACTCCACTGTTTTAATACTTGATCTCTAGTTGGTTTCACAATGACCTCCTTTAGTCTTAATGCACCTTGGTAGCCCTCAGAGAAGAAATCGTTTATTGATACTCTCCTAGAGTTGTTATAGTTTTGATTTAATATCCTACCACCGTATGAAATACCTATATGTCCGTACTCACTTGTCCACGATCCAGCGTCGTCACCCCAGCACAGAATGTCTCCATCTTGTTCTTGACCTCTAGGCACTTTGTCGTAGTGTTGCGCCATAAAAGCAGAATTGTAGTAGTTAATGGCATTACCGTTGATAATCGTTTTAACGCCATGGACTTCTTCTATGTAGCGTCTGACGTAAGATACGCACTCACCTATATACGTGTTAGTTCCTGGGTTACCTACTGAACTACCTATTGGGTATTTAGCTTTAAACTGTTCTAAAGTGAGCATTGCTTCTCCTTTATTGGTGGTTACCTAGTGTAAAAATTAGTTTTATAACAGCCCACATAGTACCTATGAGTACACCGATACCGCCAGCAATCAAAATGATTCTCCGTCCAAGCTTTGCAAACCTTTTGTTGAACTCCTCGGACTGTTTCCGTTCTTCAACAATTTGCTTGATGTCTGGAACAATACCTACTAGATCGTCTAAGACTTTTAACTTTTCGAGTTGACTGACAATTATTTCTAGCTGTTCTTTAGTTGTAGGGGTTTTAGCTGTCATGTTAGATACCTAGAAGTACTCTTTCACTATTATGTAGCCAGATCCTCCCGCACCACCAACTTGCCCAGTAGTACCAGATTTGACCATACCACCTCCGCCTCCTCCAGTGTTGGCCGCCGCTGCAAGACCAGTTCCTACCGAACCTCTTGTGCCTCCACCACCGTCACCGCCTCCGCCACCTGATAGGTAGTTTGTGTTGTCAGTTCCTGAGTTAGCACCAACTGCCCCTCTTAAAGTAAAGTCACCAGTTCCGCCAGCACCACCAAGTCCTCCAGAAAGTGTACCAATAGTACCTGTTGCTCCAGTACCTACGCCACCTATACCCCCAAGTGCAGTACAGTGTGCGCCAAATGATGACGTTGTGCCAGTTGTTCCAGTGCCACCTGTCGCAACACCACCTGCGCCTCCTCCTCCTACAGTTACGGTTTCAGTAGAAGCGAGTGAAGCAGCCGCAACCTTAGCGATTGAGTAACCTCCTTGACCTCCACCTCCAGCAGCAGCAGTACCGCTAGTAGTACCGCCTCCGCCTCCGCCTCCGCCTCCGCCTCTAACTTCAACAATAATAAACTTCAAACCAGATGGCTTAGTCCAAGTGTTTGAAGCTGTATAGTTTGTCACTGTCCTGAGTAACCCGTCTGTTGAGGTTATCTGAGCGCCACTTACAGAGTTATCTGCCAACTTCGTCCCTGCAATAGCCGCAGCTGAAGCGATGTTTGCGTTATCTAAGTTACCATTTATCGCAGTAACAATCGTATTAATCGGTGTGTTGTAGTCTGCTACATCTATAGTGTCACCATCTGACGGTAACGATACTGAAATTGTACCCATGCTAGAATCCTCCTCCTTGTTGAGCTAGTAATGTTGACGCTAAGTCGGTCTGGTCTGGTGAACCTGCGTTATATTTATATATATTCTCTTGTGCAATAGCTAGACGCTGTTTAAGAGCGTTAAATTTAGCCTGTGCAACCTCTGGTGAGTCAGTTATTTTTGGCAGAGCCTGTATAACTACTACTGCGTCTGCGTCTGTTACCTGACCACCACCGTTTAACGCTCTAGCAATCTGTGTCACACTTGAGTTTGAAAGTTCGTTATAGATTTGAGCGTTACTATTCAGGCCAGCACCAGCAAGTAAGTTTCCTACCGTTCCACCGACTTTACCGCTACCGCCACCTGCACTTGCAAATAAACCTTCTAGTTGGCTAAGGGTGCTAGATGCGTTACCAGACGACGCTAGTTGAGTTTTAGCTGTTGCGCCTAGTTCAGTACCAGCAGGTGGTGCGAATACTTCTTGAAGTTGTTGGTAGTATGCAATGTACTTATCTGCATTGTTAGGGTCACGTTGTATATCGTAAAGTAAGTTCTCACGAGGGTATGGTGACTGTTCTTGAGGTGCTTGCTCTTGTTGTTGTGGTTGTTCAAGTCCAAAGGCACTTGTATAGCCCTCTGGTAGACCACTTTGTTGCATAAGTGCTTGATCGAGAGATGGTTGTTCGTCTCCTAAGTTTGTACCCTGAGAGTTTTGACCGAGTGCTGAGTATAGGGCTGATGGACGAACGTATTGACCTGATGCATTGTTGACTACTTGACTAGTTGGTTTAAAGGCTCCGCCTATACCAGGAGGGATAGGTGAGCCACCAGCAGCGCCTTGTAACTTTCCGCCAGTAGCCCTAAGTAAAGTGCCTGACAATCTAGCGGCTGGGTCTTTTACTACGTTTGTCAACACTTCACCAACAGCCGACTTCACGCCACCGCCAGAAAAAGCATTTCCGACACGACCCCCATACGTCATAGCGTTCAGATCGCCCTCGTCAATAATTTTTCCAATACGCACAAATGGTGCGACACTGCTGCGCAAATCACCAATAGTCTTCGCGCCCATAATGTTATTATCTACATAACCTGTCCACTTAGCATTGTTTGGCATTAAGGCGACCAAGTTTTCTCTTAATTCAGGGGTCAATACGCCAGTCAATTGTTTATTAGCCCCAGCCCCAGCATATAGTTGATCCTCTAGCTCATCTCTCACTAGTCGTAGTACGCTTGCTTGATCTGCACGTTCAGGAGTAGACATGCGGTAGTTGTCGCCTTTTCCTGTGAGGTTAGCAATACGTTTTTCTAAATCACGGATAACTGACATAGTTTCATCGGGGTTAGCTTTGGAAGATATTGAGCCTTTAGCACCGCCGCCAAGTCGATTCATTTGTGCATTAAATACCTGTTTGATCGAAGCAGCGTCTTTTTCGACAAGCCCATAGTTAGCTAGCCCATCGTCAAATACCTGTCTCAGGGTACTTGTATCAACACCGCCAGCATTTCCTACTGATTTACTAACAGCCCCAGTAATAATACCATTACCACCCGTTATAGTTGAGGCAACACGCTCAGCGTCAGCTGGTTTTATAATACCTGCATTTGCAAGAGTGGATATAGTCTCCTTAGGATCTGTTGACCTCGCAAATGGCTTGCCAATCGTACCATACTGAGACATAAGCGCTCTGTTGCCCATGTCGGTTAGTTTTCCGCCTGTTGACATCCTGCCAGCTTCTTGAACCGTAGACGTTGCTAGTGATCCAGTACCTTTACCTGTAGATTGTTTAGCAATGCCTATATATGCATCTTCAAACGCTTTTCTTGCTCCAATACCAGAGGCTTTACCAGCAGCAGTGCCAGATTTTGCCAACGCACCAACTCCGCGTGCCAAACGAATAGGAGGAGCTGAAAATACACCGCCCAATAACGCCTCTTGACCAACATTTTTGAATAAGTCTTTTTCCCCTGTGATAGCGTTCTCTGCAAGTTCACCACCTCCCGAACCTAACGCACCACCTGCAATACCTCCAATAAGTCCTCCAATAACAGTACCGATACCAGGGACTATTGAACCTATTGCTGCACCTGTCGCTGCACCACCTAGCGACCCAGCAATACCACCACCTGTAGATATTTGGTCAGTCCAGAAGTTCTTAGGCTGTTGAGCCTGTTGTGTCTTACTCCCTATTTCTAGTGGGCCTCTATCTTGCCATGCCATATTAGTACCTCAATCCACTTTGCTGAGTTTGGTAGTCCACTACCGCTCGGTTATTTCTAAAACTCTCTGGTAGCACATAGCCACCAAAAATTTGAGGGGCTGTCTTTGCTATTTGTGCAATCGTACTATTGACTCCCTCTTCACTATTTATACCTCTTAATAGGTTGTAGAATTTAGCTGCTTGTTGATCGCCACCCTGTCCAAGATCGTATAGAACGTCACGAATATCTGTTTGAGTAGCCTGAGCATACTGAGCTGCGGTAATAGGTCGATTTTGTGCGTCGTAAAATGCGAAGTTACCAGGTGACTTTTGTACTGCTCTCGGTACAGCACTCCCATTTTGTGACTGCGTACTTTGGTTAGGTGAGCTAAATGGAATAGGGTTAATCGCGCTTGCACGTGCAGACGCTAGACTAGCTTGTCGGTTCTTTTCAGCTTCGTTTGCTTGGAATGACCTGTCTTGCTCAGTTTGGTAGATTTGTTGACCTAGCGTATCACGACGTTCATTGATAGCAAGAATAGCGTCTTGTAGGCTCATAGCCTTTTGTTGACCTTGTTGTCGTAAACCTGCGAGTGCAGGGGCATATTGAGTAGCTGCATACTTAGCTTGTTCGCCTAGCGGAATACCAGAAAAGCCTAGCCCACGACGACGAGCGCCAGATACAATGTCTTCGTATGCCACATCTTTTTGAGCGTTGAGCGCACTCTCCTGAGAAGCGATCTCTTGAGGGATAAGCTGTTGCTGTTGCTGTAAAGACTGAGTTTGAGCCTGAAAAGTTGGATTAAGTTCAGCTACAATTTGAGCAAGTGTTCTAGGTTGCATATCATCCCATACAGCCAGCCTATGTTTAGCTACATTATATCAGTAACTCTGATAAAAGTACAATAGTCTAATCCTAGAAGTTGCCAGAGTTTATAAAGCGTTGGTTTGCTTGTGACCACGAACCGTTATATCCTGCTATGACCCAATCGTTTGCAAACTTCAAGTTTCCTACTAGAGTCCCAGCGCCAATAGTACGAGTAGACTTATACCATACACGCTCACCAGTAGTACGCCAGCCGTTATCATCTAGCAACATCTCGGTGACAAGCGCATAGTCAGATTCAGATATACCAGCTTCACTCATCTCTTTAGCCCACTTATAAGTAACTTCCTGTTCTACTTGTGTCACCTGGGGTTGTACAGGTGTAGCTTCTTCTACTGGTGCAGGTTGTGCGACAACTTCTGGTGCTACTGGGGCTACAGTCTGTTCTTTTTCTACTACTGTGCTTGCTGTCACTTTAGTAGGTTTAACTGGGTTACTAGTATAAATAGAGAGTCCCACAAAAGTGAGAGATAAGATGGATGCTGTAATAATTAACTTTTTCATGTAGCTTTATGCTACCACAGATATAGTATATTGTCAAGCAAATGGAGGTATGAAAGTATTAACATAGAAGCTTATAGTGTAGCTTGTAGCGTCTAATGTCAGAGTACCAGCATAGGGGTTCGGTATATAAACTATACATCTTATAGTGTTAGCGTCGAGTCTATAGGTAAAAGCATACATACTATAAAAAGCAGGAAATCCACTCTCTGTACCCATACGGATAAACTCTCTTTGTGTACCACTGTGCCACGTAGTATCTGTAACTGTTGATTTGAACCTTGCCCTAGATACTGATCCTTGTACGCCTATAGTCAGATCAGACGTGTAGCTTGCTGTGCTACTTCCAGCAATCGTAGCTGAACCTGTTATAGTTACCTCAGTAGCGCCAGATCCATCATTTTTTAGTGTTGGAAAGTCAGTATTCAAGGTAAATTCGCTAGGTCTACTCATCGAGGTAAATTCTCCACCACACGTTAGCTATATCGTCACCAAATGGATTTTGGAATACTATACTTGTTGTATTAACCTCTAAAGCTACAGTGGACTCTGTTGTAACTGGAAAAACAAACCCAGATACTGCCGTATACTCATACCATGCTAGTACCTGTGGTATATATCCTAAATCGTGAGTCACTGTATAAGTAGTCGCAGTCCCAGGTGACGCTGAATCTGCATCGTAGAGTTTTAGGTAGTTATAGTCAGTATTGAGTATAAAGTCATCACCTTGACTAGCAATCGGTGATAGTGTAGCACTACTCCCACTCGGTTCAAAAGCGTATATACGGTAGTAGACTGTCACAGAGGTACTTATATTAGACCAATCCATTTTAATATTACTACTAGTAGCTGATATGTTACCAATAGACCTTTGAAACAGATCACCGAGACTGCCAGATGGGAAAGTACCGTTACCGAACTCGTAGTTGACTGAGAAGTCAGACGTAAGTGACCAGTAACCACCTACAAGTGGTATGAAAGGTAAACCATGCGCAATGTTCTCTGACCCTGTAGTTGTAGCACCCATAGTAAACGACCCACTTACTAGGTAAACAATTTTATCTAGTGGGTAGTCAGTAGTAAGCAAGAAGTTAGCAGGATCAGCCACTTACCCTCCTAGTTCTGTGATTACATCTACCCCATCGATAGAGACCCATGAACCTGGACGACCATCATCTGGGGCTTGTCCGATCAAAACTCTTCTCGTCCCAGTATTGTCTGATATTACAAGTCCGTACCGACCTTCAGCGTATTTTCCTATTACAAGAGCAGTTGTGCTATTAGGGCCTTTAAAAGCCTTTACTTGTTGTTCTTTGTTCAAAGATCGAACCATATCGTTAATCTGACCATAGTTTTGACCTTTGGAGTTACTAGTATTCAATGGTCTTAGGTTCATCTCATGCGCCTTGTCTGCTGTACAATAGTGTGACCGAGGAATGAGTGAGGTTGTCGTGTTGCGTAGTGTTTATAACGTAGAGCGGTACGTCGATATTCACCTGGTACATATAGGTAAGATTGAGTCTCCGATGTAGTACCGTACACAATTCCAGAACCGTATGTTTCACCAGAACCGTATGTTTCACCAGAACCTTGCACATTAGTAAGCGAGTACACAGTCCAGTTATCACGAAGATCGTATGCGTATTCACAAGAGATAGTATAGTTTCCACTCTGTGCGCCAAATCGTGGTTGCCAGTACCTTGTTTCTTTGAGTACAGCAGGTGAAAGTCCTACAATATAGTGTGTTCGTAGTTCAAAATCTATGTCTCCACCGAGGTTTGTATAGTCATTTGAGTCTTGTTCTTGCCAGTATGCCTGACCTATCTTAGAACTTCCTACTAGGAGTAGATCGTTATCTCTGTAGCCACTTACCGCTCGGCTCACGTAACTCTTCGTGTCATAACTTTCAGTAGTACCCCCACTGTCACCGTAATTAAGAGAGAATACGTAACAAGCGCTATTTCCAACTGTTCCAGCAGGTGTGTACCAGACATATAGTCGTCCACGGTTTACAACAACACAGGCATCATCTTTGTTAGGCATATCGACAATCTCTTGGTACACATCAGCACTCATAATTTGAGCTTCTGAACCATTTGAACGATACACACCATCGTTAGCTAAGTAGTATATGAAGTTACTGTCCGACGTGATTGTTTCTTGTGTGTATGTTCCTTTTTGGTCTGGTGCTTCGTCTAGTGAGAATGTGGCGTTGTCGTCACCAGAGAGTATAAACTTGTTATTAAGTGTTGGAATGATTAAGTACCCATTTAGAGACTCAAGTGCTGTAATAGGGTCTCCTGTCTTTGGTGATGGCACATAAATGAAGTCTGTAGAGGTAAATGTTTCATAGTCTGCAAAGTTAGAGTAAACAACCTTATTAGGGTCTAGCGCAGTTACCAAGCATAATAGTCCCTTATGTTCACATATATGTGTATAGTTTGTAGCACTTACTTGTGACTCTGAAGTAAAGTCCCACTTACGCAGTCCATCGTACTCATTAACGTAGTAGACAATATCATTTACCGTAACAAATCTGTACTTTGTTGCTGAAGCATTAAGACCTGACTTAACTGTTGTCAAAGCCCCTGTAACGTCGTCTACTGAGTAAAGAGTTGTACCCTCAACGAATAGTGTCTTCTTAGTTCCGTCACTCTTATACGCCCTGTGAAGACCAATAACGCTACTATCAGAACAATAGTGTTCTTTGAAGTTAAGAGCGTATGAGGTAGATGACCATGTTGAGCCTGAGTTAGTAGATGTGAGTGCTGTCGTCTCTGCTGTCGTAGCAGACCAACTATAAGTGTTAAGACCAGTAGCCTGTACATACACTACAATCCAGTAGTCTGTTGATGAACTAATAGATGGCGCTTCTGCAAACCTTGCCGTCAGATACTGATAAGCACCAGTGATTGACGAAGATGCAATAGATGATCTTGCGAGGAGTAGCCCAGGCGCACTTGATACATTGCTCCATATCTCAACAATTACCGTACCTGTACCACTTGCGTTATTTTTAAGGTTTAGTTCTACCTTATTAAGCCTTTTTGTTACAGTTGACGTGAATACCTGTGCAAAACGTATCGTATTGCTAAACGCTTGATCTGACGCACCAGTAGTGGAGGTAATCGTATCGTCTTGTGTAGACCCTGCCGCTTCTGAGTGAAAGTCAAAACCTTTTCTTGTAGTATACTCACCAAGTGTTGTTATCCTAGCGTTCTGGGATAGTCGCCATTGGTTCACCCCACCATTTTTAAGGTCGAATTTATCGTTTGATAGAAATGAGTTATAACCTAAGCTATAGTCGTTTAGCTCATAGGTTGAAGTCCTACTGCCTACTGATGGTATTGATCGTTTATTTCGATTAGCTAGGGGCATATGTACTCCTAAAATTGGCTTCTGCCGATTCTTACACGGTTGATTCTCATACGTGGCACAGTGCCAACTTGCTTGTAGCTGTACTTAGAGACAAGTTTTTGTAGTAACTCGTCATACTTGTTTTGTAGAATACCTGCTTGATCATAATTGTCCTTTACCTGTAATACTCGATACGCTGCGCCAACTACAAGTATCTCCCCAAACTCACTAGGTACTTCTGGTACATCAGCGTCGCCAGATAGTTCAGTTGGTTTTTTATAGTACCTTAGAGATACAGTGTACGCATCGTCTGGGACTGCAAAAACTCTAATAGTGTCTGCATAGTTATACCAAGAGTCTGGTACGCCTATAGCGTATGCGTCTGTGTCGTCGGCATCTGGATAGTTGAAGTCAATGTCTCTTATATCCCTATATAAAAGACGGCTCTCCCGATCGTCTGTTGTAAGTAACAAGTCAAGTGCCTGAACGTAGTTAGCAGGAAGTCCATCGCCATCAGTAATATCAGATACACCAGCAGTAAGTGTATACGGTTGCGTTGCCTCCATAAAAGGTAAACGGTACTCATTAAAGATATCGTTCTGGGTGTCGTTGATGTAGTTTTTTATCTCGGTACTAGAATAACCTGTGTCTCTGACACGTTGCTGTACCTTTGTCACTATTTCACCGAGTGTATAAGCCATTATTCATCCAACAGCCTATGTTACTCGTATTATAGCACAACCTTTGTTATTTTCTATAGCCCATTTGCTTTTGAACTCTCCATGTGGTGAACGTCCAGTATTTCGCTACCAACTGGGTAAAACGTAGTCTGTAAGGACTCCCAAAACATTGCATCGGCAAAGTCACTAGGTGTTGCCCATTTCATGTCAGTTGTCCAGCGCTTATCTGTCTTACGGTGCATACCTTGAGTGTAGTTTATAACTGAGTGAGGCTTTGTTACGATAGCTTGTGCTTTGTGTATGGTGTTTATAAAGCCTGTACGATGTTGCGTACAGTATACTGCTCCCCACTCTGAGTTCTGTTCTAAGGCTTCTGACATAATCTTATACTTATCTATATGGGGCATTGAGCCGTTATCTAGGTAAGCAATAAGATCAGCGTCTGTATGATCGAGCGCCCAGTTTATTTTGTTCGAGTATGGTATAACGTCGTATACGTCATCAGTCTTTGGTGTCTTTAATATATGTATTTGTACGTTACTATACTTTGCATAGTCTTTTAAGTTATCTGCGTCCTCCTGGGATTCGCACATAAGTATTATCTCATCAGGCACTCTTGTAGAATCTAGCACGCGTTGTACGCAGTCTCTTGACTTCTCGTATCGTCCGTAAAAAGTACCAATAAGCGCTAGTTTACTCACTGAGTCGCCTCTTAATATCTGTTGAACTAATACCGACTGTATAAGGGACATACATCAAAGAGATATTGTAGTTATCAAGGTACTCTTGTGTTACGCCGATCTGTTTTAAGTAGTCCTTTTTTGCCCAATCTGACCCGATTACTAATATGTCAGGCTGTTCTTCATGTATAAGGTCTCTACCGTTGCTATTGTTTCGTACAATGTTATACCCCAACTGCGATAGTAGACTACATCTCTCTTCAAATGAGTATAATGGTTTTACACCTTTGTACTTTTCTACAAACTCATCGCTATTGACACCTATAGTCAGCTCTCCGAGTTCTTCGCATCTTTTGAAAAGTACCATATGCCCGATATGTGGCGTGTCGAACGTACCGATAGTGAGGACTTTAATCATTAACTAGCTTTCCTAGTATGTCAACTGTATCTATAAGAAAATAAGGCTTTTCGTCGAGAATAATATCAGTAGTTGTATATTCCTTGTATACGATCACATCACCACTTTGGTATATATCTGAACCGCTAGCAATGACGGTGGCAAACTGCGTTTCATCTTGCGCAGACGGTGGGATAATAATACCCGACTGTGTTGACTCTTGTGGTCTCTGACGCTCACAGAATACGTTATTTGGTGATGGTTGGATTGTTTTCATGTTTACTCCTATATACTGTTTCAAACATTGTCTTGTACCGTTTCCAGTTATCTTCTAGTCGCCAGTTAGCTTTCAGGTCTTCTTGCGCTGTCTTTATCATACCCTTGCGCAACTCTACATCGTCTATGGCTTGTTTTAAGGCGCTGTACCATGCGTCTTGTGTGTTTTCGTCTACTAGTATGGCTTTGCCGTCTAAATCGCTGTATGGGCCGTAGTTTGAGCCTACAAACAAAGCACCTGCACGTGTTGACTCTTGCCACTTAATGTTTGACTTGCCTTTATTGAAAATATCATGCTTCAAAGGTGCAAGTGCAATATCCATTGCAAGGTTCGGGTATATCTCATTCATCCAGCCATTGAATCGTTTACCATCAACGAAAGTATAGCGTTTACGTGGTAAGTAAGTATCAACAGGCATGCCAACAGCCTTGAAGTATACATCTTTGCGCTCATGCATGATCTTCTGTACTGCTTCCATCACGCCTGTATCGTGAATATCTGAATAGTGAGAAGACCCTCCAAAGTAACCAATAACGATCTTGTCACCATTATTAAAAGGGTTTTGTTTATAGTCGTCAGTAATAAAGTTAGGATTGATAAATACACTATCCTCTGGTCGATCACGCCTATCTCTGAATACCTTTGCTAGTTCTGGTGTAGTCGTAGATATCCACGTATTGTCTCTAATCATACACTGCATCCAGTAACACTTCTCATCGTCTATCTTTACCCAAAACGGATTATCTGGATTGACTGAGAACATGTCGTCGTCAATGTCCATAACAAACTGTACTCCGTATTTTTCTTCTAATACTTTAAGCATAGAGTAGCCTGTAGGGTCTGCATGGTACGAACTAAACACAATATCGTACTTACTAAGGTGAATGTACGCTTTACGCATTTCTTCTTCTGTAAACTCTTTTGCGCTTGCGTACTTCTCGATGCCTTTAATAAGGCTAGGTTGCTCATCTATTTGCCAATCAACGTGTTTTTTTAGTTCTCTTAGTGGTCGCCAGATACGCCACGTATCAACTGCCGACTTAGTTTTGTCGTTTTCTCCAAAAATTGAGTGAATTGCGAGTATTTTCATAATGCCAGCCTCATTAGTTTAATCTTATTATATCACGGTAAGTCAGTTGTGTGGGGTACAAGTATACTTGCCAGCTTGACACCTTCGTTAATTACTGTAAGTGCTGCCTCTGTGACCGTGCCACCCGTAGAGAATGAAATAGCTTGCACAGGTTGTTGGTAGTTGACTCGCACAATATACGAACCAGTCGTATCTGTGAATGGGTCTGAGCTGTCATCTGTTAGTAGAATACCGTTAGTGACGGCAAGTGTGTGTGATGCTTCCTTTGGCTTTACTTTCCAGCCGTCTTGCAAATAGATGTAGACAGGGATTTTAGTCCCTGCTACAACGTCAATGTCGTCACCGCCCACTTGTACCATAGCAATACCGTACTTTGAATTGTCAGAGGTCAACCACCAGTCAACCCAGCGTGACCATAAATCACGCACGTCAAGTGTAGTATCGGTGGTGATTGTGACTACCTTGGTTGTACCGTCAAATGATAGTGCCATGATTTCTCCTTTAGGCTACGTATGCTCTATCTGTTTCAGCAGTCAGTGTTATACCCTGTCCTGTTGCTCTTGTTATTGTGTACGTTGTCACTACTGGTTTAGCGCTTCCTGCATTACCAGCTACTACTGTGACTGCTGCGTCTGTTCCTGCAGTTCTACTTCCTTGAACGTTGCCGTCGTAGTCGAATGTAAATGCAATAGATGCTCCTGATATTGTACCAGCAATGTCTGTACCGCTAGCGTCGTCTACTGTTATTGCTCCTGTTAGACCGTAGTCGTTAGAACCTGCTAAGTCTGTAAAGTACATACGGTAATAACCAGTACCACCTGATGTAAGTACAGAGTTGAAGCTTAACGTACCAGTAGCAGTGTAAGGGAACGTACGAGCTGTTCCGCTAGTGTCTGTAAACGTAAGGCGGTTGACGTCATCAGAGTCAAAGTCGTCAATATATACACCAGTTGTAGTGATTAAAGTATCACCAACAAAGCCCATAAGAGACTGTGTGATTGTACCGTTGTGTGTACCTGCACCAGAGTCTATATCACCAGCTTGTCGTAGTAGGTACTGAACCTTAGTGTAGACATCTTCTGCGACCGCTGCGTTACCGTCTATGATGATATTAAAAGCGTAGTAAGTTGTACCGATTAGGCGCTCACCAGTGTAGCTTGCGAATACTGCTGTGCCTGCACCGCCCATTGTAGAGAGGTCTGAATAGTCAGTTGCGTCTGCTGTACCTGCCGTAGTACAGATGTACCAGCGACCTGCGCCGTCTTTTACCACGTCGTCAAGTGCGTAAGGTGAGGTATTTGTTGTGTCAAAGTTGTTTCCTGTTATCCACGTTGCAGTAATCCCAGTATACGGTGCGTTAGCGGCTACGTTTACATCTGTATCTTGAATCTTTAGATCATCTTCGTTAGCGAGTAGTAAGTTTACCTTTAGTGCGCCTGTAGCAGTAAGACCTGTGTCAGACAGAACTGAGTCGTCATACTTCTTAGCGTACTCACGAACATAGCCTTTAAAGTAGGTTTGGTTGTCAATACCACCATCTTCGTAAATCAGGATACCTTCGTTTACTTCGTCGTCAAAGGTAAAGTCTGCTGCAGTACCACCGTCTGTTTTCTGGTAGTACAGTTGTGCGCCTGTATTTACATCACCCAGTGATACAATACCGACGTACTTGCGGTCTAGTGTACCGTTTGCTAGGTATTCAGCCCAACCACCATCACGAAGCATTTGCCTTGTAGCGTCGTTTGAAGCAACCCAACCACTAAACGTTGCACCGTCTGTACCAAATTGATACTGACCACTGGTTGCGTCAATTGTGTACATTGGAAACTCAAACTTATTGTAAGCTGAGGTAGTCCAAAGGTCTACAAACTTAGAGTAGAGTGCCTGAATTGTGACACCCTCTTTTGCTGATGTTAATGAACCATATACCGCCAGTGTGAATGTACTCGCTGCTGTGTCTAGCCAAATGTTTCCGTCTACACCCAAGTTACCTGAACTTGAGGATACGACTAGGTCATCAGGATCTGTTATCTTTGCCATTATTTATCTCCTCTTATTTTATTTATCATGGTAGGTAATTCCTATCTGCTACTTGTGCCACAGGAACACTACTATCGGTAGAGCCTAGTGCGTAACTTCGTATATAAAACGGAACGTACCCAATCTTAAATACCCCAATATCTATGTCTTGTGGGGTTTCGTATATAAACTCGTAAGTCGTACCAGCGTTAGCGTCTACGTTTACAAGTTCTGTCTCTGTGCCAGCCTCTAGCACTACTATATCTGACCCTGTTTGTAGGCCAGTCATAGTCAGCGTAATAGTATCTAGTGGATACTGGTAAGCCTGTGTAGTCGTTGTTGAGCTTGTAAGGAGATAGACAGATGTAATAGCAGTGGCGTTGGTTGTGCCAGTCGTTATTTCTAGTCTCAGTTTAAACCCATTGACTGCGCTTATACCAGATAGTCCGTTAAGGGCTGTTGCTAGCGTAGTTGGTGAGTAGTTGCTTGTGGTCATAGTTGACCAACCTGCACCATCGTTTTTATCTATCGAATAATCGTAGGTGTAGTTTGTTGCAGTACCACCAGCCATGATGAGTGCAGAGTTCTGAAAAGCCGTATGCCCGATAATATACTCAGGTGTTTCAAAGATAGCCTGATGTCCAATGACTGGCATGTATAGTCCACCTGCTGAAGTAAAGGCTGCTCCGTTAGAAAGCGTAACTTGTGCAGTCGTATCAGCAGTTGGCTCGTTCATTACAATTGCTAAACGTCCTGCTGTAGTAGAGGTGAAGTAATCCATCCAGTGTGTACCGTACACAGATGTTTGAGCGGTAAGTGCGTTGGTAGAGCCACCACCTAAACGAGTGAGGTTAAGTACAGCTGCAAGTGGTGCGTCTGCGTATTTACCAAAGACGTTCTTCTCGATAATGTTCTTACAAGAGTTGTCGGCTGTCATTGTATTAGTACGAGTGTTTGATACATAGATACGTTGGAAGTAGAAATCTTGGCAGTTCGTAGCAAGCGTATAAATAAGTCCTGTGTCGTTTGCGCCAGCGTCTAGGTTGAGTGGCGAGGCGTATGTCCCTATATTCCTCAGTTTGATGTTTGCACAACCAGTAGCCCCAATAAGAAGTGCGGTATATGGTGCGTTACTTGTTACAGGGAGCGTAAGTCCGCTAAAGTTACAGTTAATCGTGTTTGATGATACGTTCCATACATAATCTGTATACGTTGTGACGGTAGTACCTGAGACGGCTGACACGAACTTAACATCGTTGGTATTAAAGTTGTCACAGGTTACAAGGGCAAACCCACTTTGGATAATTGTTGGTGTATCATAAGTGATATTTTTGGCACGAGTAGCTATTACGCCGTAAGTAGTAGAGTTACCCCTGATAGTGTTAGCTCGTACTGTGTTCCTAGTGAACGTGAAACCGTCTATGTCTGTTAGCACGTTAGTATGTGCGCCAGAAGCCGCCTGTGAAACCCTTGCCCATACACAGTCAGTAAATGTACCACCTGCATAACAATAGGTCATTGTAAGAGGTGAAACTAAGAGTGCAGTCGTTGGTTTGTTCCCAACACCCACCTTAGTAAAGGTCATCGGTGCTGCAACCTCAGATAGGGATATAGCGTCTACAAAACCTGAGTTTGACACGTTGCATGAGTATGCTTGTGAGACTGACAAGTACCACGCCATGTTACATTTGTCTATTTCAAGTACACCACCACCAGTAGTAGTGAAGTCGTAACGAGTAGCAATAGTAGCGTTTGGAATCACGTTTGCTGTTCGGGCTGCGGTGGTAGCGTTTTCAAAGAAGATATTACCAATGACTACTTTTAAGCCCGATACAGGAGTATAGCCATTAGTTGCTGCGCCTGAGTTACCTATTCGTACAAGTCCAGCGTTATCTATCCAAACAACCTTGCCTCTTGAGGCTTCTGTACCTGTCGTCGTCGTTGTTCCTGCGTTTGGATAGAACTCGTATGCGCCTGAGCCTACCGAAGTTTCAATAAAGACTCCTGCCGCATACCTAAGAAGCCCATTGTTAGGTATTTGCATTGTTTGGTTAGACACGCCTGACGTTGTGCCCACTTCATACCATGCGCCAGTGATGTTGAACGTGCCTAAGCGGTTAGCGTTAATTGTTGACGCTTCGTCACCAACTATTTCAATCCAACCGACACGCCCTGCGTCTGACGCTGTAGCAGTGATACCTGTCAACGCACCTGCTGTGTATGCGCCTGACTTCTGTTTTACTCGGATAAATCCAGTCGCAGGCATTGCCGCGCCTGTAGCGGTAGAAGCAGCGGTAAGAGCAGAATGCACACCAATAAGTTTGCCTGTACCAGAACCGTTAGTAATAGTCGTATTCCATGCAGGTACGTTGCCCGAACCGCCTGTATATGGAATCATCCAGATGGCACTACCATCTATGTTTACAGTACCACCCAAAGATGCTGATAAAGTAATCGTACCAAGTGTAGTTGATGTGGTTTGGTTTGTACCAACTCGTGAATCTTGGTCAATAGTAAGAGTACCACCGTTTACGTTATAGAGGTCGCCACCTGCCTTAACACTTAGTGCGTCAATATTTTGTGCAGTCGTGATTGTAAATGTTGCCATGCTATGTTGCCCTCGTTATAACTAGGTTGGTTAAGATGTCGTTTATATTGTCGAAATCTTCATAAAACGCATCACTTGAAGATACATAAGGGTCAGGCACAAACCTGTATTTAGTTACGGCGCTGAGGATATAGTTAAATACTGTCCCACCTGTAATTACCTTATTAACTGTAGGGGCAGAGTCCCACGATGTAGCAAGATATATCCAAGTTACGCCACCAGATCCACCTGTTGACGATATCTGAATATTTTGACCAGTTTGAGTCAGGGTAATGTTTGAACCAGCAGATAGTGTTACGTTACGTTTTAGTTGTGCCGACCCTGCTTTTGATATGCTATCTACGCCGCTACTGACGAATGCACCACTAGCGTTTTTAAGTGGTTTTGGCTCAACAACAGACAGCCCTGTTTGCGACAAAGGGTCTAACCTATAACGCATGGATTGCCTCACTTAGTAGTCTGTACTTAAACGTACCAGCCTTTTTAAAAGCCGCAGTGTAATCATCTTTACCAAAAGTGTAACGTAGACTATTCTCTTTGACTTGATTTTCGATGATATACCACTGCCCTGATGGGGCAACGAAGCCGATGTATTGCATATCGTCAACATCGTCTATGTCGTGTGGCCTGAATACGCTCAGATCAATACCCTGTTCTGTTTTCAAGCCCTCGATAGCGCGCGCAATTGGGCTAAAGTCATTTTCAGGTATGTTTACTATTGGAGCGGGTATGTCAATCTTTGGAAACGCTGGTATTTTTACCTCTGGCATCTTTGGTATAGTAGGCATTTCTGGTAGTTTTATACCCTCTACCGCCTTTACGATATCTTTAGCAATATCTTTCAGGTCATTGGACTGTTCACTAATTGCCGTTAGTACGTAGTCTGCAACACGTTTGTAATCGTTAGCTATCTTATCTGGGATTGTCGTATCGTTACGGAGGTCTTTCACCGCACTCACGATTGTTGAATTTAATTGCTTGACTGTATCTGATAAGTCACGAGGCGCTTTAGTATTAGCCTCTGTTAGAATATTTGCCAACACTAGAAGACTACTCTTTAGTTGTTCCCTTTCGAGAGCTATGGTTTTCTTTTCCTTTAGGATATCTATGTAGTCTGTCATTGTCCTGTTTCCATATCTTGCTTTAGGTAGTCACGCATTTGCAGTTGTATACGTTCAGCTGCTGTCATGTCTCGCGCTTTTGTAGCTCGTATAAGTCGTAGCCGTAAAGACATAAGCTTTTTGTCTTTAAGTTGGTGGCTGATCTTCACGTAGGCTTCGTTTGCACGCTGTCTGACAATCTTGCTGAGTGTATAGTCGTTTCTGTCTTTATTAAGCCTTACAAGCTCTCCTGCGCGTCCGTACATAGCATTAGTCCGTACTGAATGGGACAACGAACTCTTTGCCGTAGTTCATTTGAGCGCCTGGGCCTGCATCTGCTTCGCTAATCATGTCACCTTGAGTCTGTACGCTTGCGAGGTGGCCCTGTCCTGTAACTCGTAGCACCTCGGCAACTGATACGTTGTATACTCGTGCAATATCCTGTATTGAGCCTTGACCTTTTTGGTAGTGTGAGATGATCTTATCTTGTATTGTTGTGTCCATAGTGTGTAGCCTTTCTTTAATGAAATTATACCACTACTGCTTAAAACGTGGTAGGGGGCAGTTGCCCACCCCCCCCAACAGCGAATCAGACTATGCCTGTCCCGTTGCACCAGTTTTGATATCAATCAACCATGAAGCGTTCAAAGTCTTAGTGACGTATGAAGCAGCCCATGCAACAGTACTGAATCGTCCAGCAGGGTTGCCGCTGTCGATCTTAGTGTGAGGGATGATATACAGTTGTGGTTTGTCACCAACTAGGTCGATACAACCGAAAGCGTCTGAACCGTGAATGAAGTTACTGAAGATGTCAGCGCTTGATGCACCAGCATTTACAGCTTCGTATTGGTTAGGGCTTTCAATTAGACGAACACCAAGGATCTTACCGAGTTCTCCGTTGTAAAGCTTTTCAGCTCCGTTATCGTAGATGTCAGCAGATAGGAATGTTGAGTCTGTTGTAAGGTCGTAGCTAGTGTTTGGCCCAACTTTACCTAACCAAGGAGCAATACGATCCTGGTAGCGTCGAGCTTTAGCTAGTTTTAGTGTACGAACAGCTTTACGAAGCTCTGTAACGCTTAACACGTCAGTGATAGCAACGTCAGTCAAAGCTGATTTAGCACCTGCTAACTGAGCCGTAGCACCTGTGAATAGCTCATTACGAGTTAGTTCGTCAAGTGTCTCACCCATGTTCTGACCAACAACTTCAATTTTCTCTTTGTTGTTACGGTCAATAGATGTGAGGTCTAGGAATCGGCTAATCTTAACAGTGTTACCGTATTCAGCAAGTGTTGCAGATACGTTAGAAGCTGTAAGGTTCACTTCAGCAGGGTTAGTACCCTCTGTAAGTGCAGTTGTAGCTGTAGCAAGAGGGGTGTGTCGTGTGAAGACAACAGTCTTACCTTCGTTAGCAGGTTGTGTGCGCATTTGAGCGCCTTGTGAAAAGATGTATTCGTATTCAGCGCGAGCCAAGAATACCTTTTCGTAGTATGTTGACATCTCTTGTGAAAGGCCAGTTGTAGTTTGTGCGGTCATTTTATTATCCTTATAGATTTAATAACCGAGCGCTACTTATCGAACTCCAAACCCTAGTTTCTTTTCCATCTCTGAAATTGATAACTCTGCGAATGGTTTTTCTTGTGAACCACCTGTTTGGGTAGTTGCATTTCCTGTAGGCACTGCGGCTTGTTGCTTGTGGGCTAGGTTTTGCAAGGTTTCCTGCTTAACCTGTGACTTTACAGATGCCAGTTTGCTAGGATCGTTAGATAGCGCGATAGCATATGATGCTTTTAGAATTGAATCCGCTGTACCATATAGTCCAGACTCGGTTGCAATCTTTGACATTTCTGCTTCGTATTCTCTTGCGTCAGGGTTTGCGTCAAAGAAATCACGGATTGAATTATTAACCTGTAATTGTCTGACTGCTTTTAGCAATTCAGGATCTTGCCCTGTTGCCTGAGCTTCTGCTACTGCTGATTGATCTGACATTGTTGATAATGTTTTCTCAACCTCACTAGCACGTCCAGTCGCTTGATGCATACGCTTCTCTGCGTCCATTGCCATTTTCACGGCTTTGCGTGTACTGTCACTGTCGAGTTCCAAACCTTTAGCTTGTGCGAACTTAGTAAGTGCATCGTCGTCGGCTTGTGTAGCTGTCTGAGTCTGTACTTGCTCTGTCTGCTCTGTATTAGTTTGTTGCTCTGATTCGTCGGTTGTTGTAACCGCTGTCGTGGTATCTGCTACTACTGGTTGTGCTGTTTCAGCGCCAGTGTCTTGCGAGATTACTTCAGTTGTGGTTTCTTCCATACTGTCTCCTCTTATTATTGGGTCACATGCCCAAAGGAGTGAATGATAGGTATTTTTTCTTTTAACGTAGGCTGGAAAAAGTTAGTATTTTGTACTATCACTCACTCTTTTAGATGTGCGACTACTTCCTTTTCTTCACCCCCTTCAGTTTAATTTCAACACCAGACGCAATAAGTTCATCTAAAGCTTCTCGGATACCCTTAGCGCGCTGTACATAGTCTCGGGATAGTTCAGGATTATTCTCGGCACTTTCATGGTTAAGACTGATAAGTAGTTGTAGCTTCTTAACATGTGCCTCACCTGCTGGGCTTGCAATAAAGTCTGCAAATTGTTTTCTTAGCTCTGGGTTCATTAGATCATACCTGCCGCTGCTAATTGTTCAAGTTCTGCTAGTTGTTCAGGAGTAACTGGTTGCTGTAGAGGGTCGATAGGCATTTGAGGTACTTGAGCCATAGGGTCTATAGGTAGCGCAGGAGGGATTTCTCCAGGCAAAGCGCCAGGTAGTGCGCCAGTTTCAGGTGGTAGTTGTTCAGCCATCAGTAGGTCTACTTCATCTGGGTCAAGGTTAAAGCCTCGGTGTAGTACCATCTTCTTTAGCTCACGTTGATTAACGTCTGGGTCGCCCATAAGTGCAGCAAATAACTCTTTAGCTTGTGCAGCATTGTCACGCTCCTGTGCCTGTAGTGCAATATCAAGTTGTACACGTGGTTCGTACTCACCGTCAAAGTCAGATGGATCGAACTGTTCCCACTTAGCGCCGTCTTTACCGACAATCTTAATCATAGTAGGTTCTGTGACGTATAGCTGTACCATTCTAAATACAATCTTAGCTACACGGTAGAAGTAACCGTTTTCAATCTGCGTAACCTTTAGGCTAATACGTTGACCTGCACCTGCGATCTGTGCGTTAATCTCTGTTGCTGTAGCAGATGAGTCGCTTGTACCACCACGCACGACTTCGTTAGAGGCTGTTGTTTCGCGTATCTCACTCTTAATGTTCATTCGTTCGTTAAAAGCGTCCATCGGAGTATTACCCTGTATGATAGGACGAACTGGATAAGGGTAGACTGCACCAGGTAAGCTTTCTACTTCATTGATCTTGTCTGCGTCAGTACGATCAACCTCAAACATCGGGTTCAAGTTGAATGTGATAGAGTCAACGTATTGGTTTGTAAGGTCGTTTAGTAGCTCTTGCTCATCTGCAATAAAGTCAACGTCACTCTTAGCGTAAAATAGTGATTCGTCCACATAGTTTCGTGCGTCTGCAAAAGGTAATATGCCCTCTGCAAACTCTTCACCACTTGCAATAGCTTTAGCCTTATAATAGTTCTCAGTGTCTTCAATGACTGTACGACGGTTTGCTACAGAGATAACACGGTCTTTAGTCCAGTATTCAATAACTTCAACTTGGTCTTTCTCAGGTTCTTCAATAGTTGAGCCGTACCATAGGTTCTTCTCCTGTTGGTCTGTGTTCTCAGTTGTTCCTCCAGGTTGTACGGTAGGTATATTCTTGTACTTCTTCTTGAGTGGGTAGTTACCATCTGCGTCAGGTTCACCATCAAGGTCTACGATCTCAAAGCTTGCGAGTTCTTCCTTGGTTGTGAGGTAACGTCGTCCACAGTAGCGTGCGTTATCAAGGGTTGTAGCAGTAGGGTCAATAAAGAAGTCTCTGAGTGGTACGCTAATCATTACAGGGTGGTCTCTATCCCATGCGAAGTAGTCGATACCTACACCAAGCTTAACCATTGAACGTCCTGTGTTAATGACTTTAAGACTCCACTGGTCTTTATCCCAGTAGTAATCTAGTAGCCCATTAAGAATGTCTGTCTTCTGGTCAGGTTTGTTGTGTGGTGCGTCATAGTTAAACTTTGGCTTAGCACCAAATAAAGCTGAAACCATAGTCTCAACTGTTGAGAATGTCATAGGTACGAATGAGTCGGTAATACCCTCATATGAACGCTTAGTTCGTTGACCATTATAGAGGAAGTGATTACGTTCCCATCGGTCATGCCAACTGCTTTGTGTATATTTCCAAGAAGCTTCAAAGTCTTTCACTACGAGATCGAGTGTAGGGTTAGATCGTTTCTTCTTGGTCTTATCTTCGTTGGTATAAGTTTTTTTAGCAGACAATGTAATTGTTTCCGCCAGCCTGACTGGATTATACCATAAGTATTACTACTATGGTAGGTTAATTTTTTGCTCTATTGTATTTACGTTGCACCATGGCTTGTGGCTTGTATGCGTGGACATCTGACTTCTTATCTAATGACGATATTGCATACCCTGCCGCATCCAAGAAGTGATCGTTGCCTCCCTCTGGTATTGGGAGGATACGTCCATCTCTGTCTGTCTTCCATAGGTATGACCTGTACTCTTTAATACCATTGATACTCCTTTTAGTGATACTAATACGTTTACCTTGAACATATTGTATTCTTTGGTTAAGACTTCCTGGTCCTTTCGTCGTTGGTAGTATGTTTATACCGTACATCTTAATTTCGTCGATACTCTTAGGCTCTGCACTATCAGCTATGATTAGTGTGTTTGAGTTATTGAGGTTCTGAACAAACCTTGATATAGCGTCATTTGTCATGCCCTTCTGGTATAACTGTTCGTCAAGTATATAGCCACCGTCATGGTAGTAAACGTCAACAATAGCCGCTGGGTCTTGAGAGTATCCAAAGTCAAGCCCACGAACCTCTAGGCGCGCTGTGTGTGGTACTTCGTCAATAATCTGCCAATCTTTGTATATCCTACTTTCAACTTCACCAAGAAGCCCCATACCGTATACTCGCCACCAGTTCTTGTTCTCCTTGCGTGACTCAATCTCCGATACAATCTCTTTGCTTAGTCCCTCGTTATCTAGGTAAGTAAGGATGATGAAGTCCACGTCTGGTCGTTTGTCTATGTACTCTTCATACATGTAAAACTCTGATACTGGATTCCAGTCAATCCAAGCATACTCCTTGGTACGAAGAAGGAGTTGCTCCCACGACTCCTTGTCGATGTTATTCCCCTCGTTGACAAACAAACGGTCACGACGTGGCCCACGAACCTTTGATGGTTGGTCGGCGCTAAAGAACTCTATCCTACTACCTGACTCGAACGTGTATGTATACTCTGACCTGCTCCAACTAGCGTCTTTGAAATAGCCGTGGTCTTTCATAATATTAAGGAAGTCACGCATTGCACCACGTCGTAGGTGTGGGAAAGATTCAGCTACTATGCTTGTGAGTGTGGGTAGCTTGTCGCTTTGTGCGTCGTCAATAAGGAGCTGAAGGATTGATATTGTTTTACCAGCAGAAGTACCACCAGCAACCGCCCTAATACGTTTACGAAGTCTAATAAGTTTCTTTGTCGATGTAGTCAGTGTGTACATTTATATCGTCCATGACAAGCTTTTATATAGTTATTTTGTATAGAGCCGTTATTCCTGGCACTATTACCACGTTATTCTTCGTCGTTTATATCATCTTTGGTATTTCCACCTAAGATTGGCGTTACATTTTCTACTCTTACGTCTTGCTGCTGTTTATCAGTAAAGCCATGTTGTGGCTGTTTAAGTCTAAAGATGCCCATAGTTGCGTTTAGCTTATTTTTAGTCACTCCATCGAGTAAATAAGCCTCTTGTTTTTCTATTGCACGCTTTCTTAGTTCGGAAAACTCACGGTGGTCAGAGATGTAATCTTTATTCACACTATACTTTCTATAGCTTGAAGTAAAGCCAACGATCGTAGGGTCTTCTCGCTCTTCAATATAAGTGGTTAAGTCATCTACAATCTCTTGTATCTGTTCGGGTGTGTACATTTGAGGTCTTCCGCCTGGGTGTGTCATAAGGGTATTATATCACAATCCTTTTATGCTTTCTCTGGGTCTTCCACTATAACAGCTCCAATGGTAATAACTGTTGAGGCAATGGAGATTGAACTAAGCAGTGACTCTTTGGTTACCTGGTATGGGTCTATAACACCGTGATCTCTTAGGTCAATAAGGTCTGTAGAGTCTGATAAAACGTCTATGCCGTAACCATACTTAGCCTTTTGTACCTTCTTTAGTAATTCATCTGCGTCTAGTTGAGCATTGTCTGTGATACGTTTGAATGGTTCAAGTAGTGCTTGTTTAAGTACCTTGTGACCGTTTGTAAGGCTCTCTAAGCTATTTGATAGATGAATTAGGGCTGTACCTCCACCTGCAACAATTCCGTACTCTAGTGCTGCTTTAGTAGCTGCTACTGCGTCGTCAACACGATACTTCTTTTCGTCTATCTCTGCTTCACTGTTGCCACCAACTTTAATGATTGCTGCTTTACCACTGATATCTGCATAGCGCTTTTCTAGTAGTTGTTTATCGTACCCTGTGAGCTTTTCAGATTGAGTCTTAATATCTGCTAAGTAAGTATCAATGTCTTCTTTAATACCTTTACCTGATATAATAGTTGTCTTTGTTTCACCGACGATCACTTTGTCTGCGTGTCCAAGTATATCAAGACTTGCATTTTCTGCGGTAATACCTGTTGCTTCACTGATTACCATAGCACCAGTAGTTACTGCAATATCATCTATCTCTTCTTTTTCAGTCTCTACAACTACGACGTTTAGTCCACCTTTAATCTTATTTACAAGTAGGATATTAAGTGCATCACCCTTGACTGATTCAGCAAAAAGAACAATGTTTTTTATACCCTTTTCGGTTAGTCTTGAGAGTAAAGGCACAATATCATTAGGACTTGCAATGGTCTTCTTAGCAAGAATAATAGACGGCTGGTCAATGATTGCTTCTTTAGTTGTAGGGTCAGTGACAAAGAGAGGGCTTTTATACCCAACGTTAATAGCGTGACCTTTTACAATCTCGTGTTCTAAGCCGACACCATGTCCAGGTTCTACTGTGATTACTCCGTCTTTACCGATAACTTTTACTATTGAGGCTATGAGTTGACCGATCTCTCTGTCTCCTGCACTCACTGTAGCAACTTCTGCAATACGTGTATCTTGGTCGTTAATCGGTTCTACAAGTGTATCAAGAGTTTTTATAAGTTCAATGCAAGCTTTCTCAAGTTCCTTACGAAGTTGTTGAGGCTTTACACCGTCTGCAATAAGCTTATTTGCTTCTTCAATGATGTGATAAGTAAGGACTGTAACAGTAGTAGTGCCATCTCCTACTACTGTGTTGAGTTTGCTTGCTGCGTCCTTAATAAGTTCGATACCAACATTGTACCCTGCTGTTTCTTCCGTCTCATCTACTGACACTGACTGAGCAACGGTAACACCGTCGTGTGTAATAGACGGTATATTGAACCTATCCATTATAACGACATTTCCACCTTGTGGGCCGTAAGTGACTGCTACAGCGTCGTATAGCATCTTTATACCGCCAAATAGTCTCTGGCGTGCGTCCTCTTTGTAAAATATCTTTTTGCCCATAGAACTCCTACGTTTACTACTGATATTGTATCACAGTTATGGTTTACGTTCAACTCTCTCTATTAAATAACTCAGTTCCTTTTCGGGTATACCTAGTTCAAAGGAGAGGAGGTGGGCGATGCGTTTTTGCTCTCTTGCTCTCAGTTCGTCTTCATAGACCTTCTTTGCAGCGCTTGCCGCTTGAGCCTGTTGAAGTTTATACATGTCGTCTAGTTCTCGTGCAGTAGTCATCACTTCCCCAACTCTGCTTTTATTTGGTCAATAACCTGTATTCTTCCGTCGAAGAAGCCTTGAGCATATGGTGTGTCCTCTGGGGCTTCTTTTTTTTCAGGCAAACTCTCTATCAGTATAGTTAGTATAGCGTCGATGGATTCTGCTGGTAAATGTACTGGTAAACCGTGAAGAAACTCAATACCTAACTGCTGTAGTCTTTCTCTTATTGTTAAGTTAGTTAGTGACATCACTCTATCTCCAACTTAGTTTTAAGGTCGTCCCTGAGGTCGTTTTTGCCTTTTAAGAAGTGGTATGTGTTTGGTAGGTAGTCTTCTTTGAGGCGGTCAAATATATAATTCTCTCCTATCGCCTCCCTCACTCTGTCTTTAGATATGTAATTAGCTTGGATGTAGTTGTTAATGGCTTGCTTGGCTTTGCTAAGTGACTCGTTTGGTCGAACACTGTTGAACATTTCTTGAAGAATTGTATCTAGTGGGTCTGTATTAGTGTGTTTAGGGTCGGTCACAATGTGTAGTCTCCGTTTTGTTTTGGGGCTAAGACTTTAAGCGTTTCTAAAAACTCTGGCTGGTAACCCAGAAACCAGTCGGGTCTGTTGACTAGTAGGCACTCAATGGGGTTTACGTTGAAAAGTCTCACCACCTGTTGGTGACTAATGTAGTGAACATCGCCGTCGGCTGACTTAACGTGCCCATCGTGGACAATGTATTTAAGTTTTGAGGGACTCATTTCAACTCCGTTCCGTTAATAGTTGTTACGATGTACGGTGTGTCTATCCCGTTTTTGTCGAGCCACTCAACCTCTGGACAGTAACCATAGTTGTTCATATAGAAAAGTTGAGTTCTTGGGACTTTGGCAATATCGTCGCCCTTCACTTCTTCGTATACTTTAACAGGTACTTTCATTGCATATCTCCTCTTGCTGGTTGAAGGACACCGCTTTCAAATAGTTTTATACAAAGTCGTGCCACTGCGTTTTCAGGACTTGAGTTGCTTCTGCCTTTTAAGTCAGTGTCGTCACCTTCCCAAATTGCCGTATACTTGCCGTCTGAAAAACAAATTAGGTCACAGTAGGGCAGTTTTCTTAGTAAGTAGCCAAGGTCGTATGCAGGTGCAACGTCACCTTTTTGAAAGCCTGCGCCGACAACCGTTAAAGGAAATAAACCGTCTGTTCCCCACGCATAGCTTGTGTCGTTCCAGCCACTTGCTGCGTATAACTCTTTGCTTAGTTCTAGGCTTGCTACGTTCACTGCAATTCCCTCCCATCAATAGTCTGCTGTACCTGCTCTGATTCAACGTACCGCGCTAGTTTACCGTCCCATATGTACATCCTGCCGCTTTCGGGGTCAAAAAGTGCGGTGGCGTTATATTCTACGCCTCTGGTGTCCTCCCAGGATACAACAAGTAAGCTCATTGCAGTGCCTTTCCACTAATAGTGTCTTGAATGTTCTCTGACTCAACGTATAAGCCTGTTTCGTAGGTGGTTGGGGCTGTTTCCTGTACTTGATACTCTATTACTTTTGCAAAGAAGTATATAGTTATAGCTACATAAAGGGCTAGTACAAGTGTTACTGATACTATGATTGCTATGTCTGATTTTTTCATAGTGTTGCTTTCCTGCGACGGCTAATGCTACCGCCTTTTTTGCCACTTGCTGACGGATCTGCGTCTTCGTGACCAAAGCCTTTAGTAGGTGACTTCCTGCTACCGCCTCTAGCACCTATCTCAGCCATCTTGTCGCTTAGGTATTCTTCTACTTCTTCGTCTGATAGTTCAGGGTTAGCTAGTTTAATTTTAGCTAGTTGATTTGTTTTCCATGTTGTATTCTTTTTTCCTGACATTATAACCACTCCTCTGGTAATATTACGTTTTCTGTCCATTGAAACTCTTTGACTATACTTACAATTTCTTCTTCTTGGTGTCCTGCGATACCAGTACCGATCTTAGTCAGGTAAAATGTGACTGCGGGTAGTCGACGAGCTGTCCTATACAAATTACCTAGACCTTGTTTTATCTTTAGTAGTCCGTCCATAGTGTTTATGCCAAAACCTCTATTAAATAATCCTTCTGACGTTCCTTGTGGATACCAACCGTTTACCTTTGCCTGGTACGCAAGTCCTCCAGCGTGGTTCCCATCTGCGTTTGTGCCTATGACAATCACTTCGTTACCTGATAGTCTCGCTATAAACCCATCTTTAAAAGTAGCCATTAGTAGTTTTCCGCTTCTTCTCTGGTAATAAAGAAATGGATACCAGGCGCGCATTCGTCCCAACGATCAAGGCTAAACCCGTTAGTAGGGACTAGCTTGTCACCAGTTTTGTATTTGAAGCTTCGGTCGTGATCGCTATATACTTCGGTCGCTTTTGCCATCGCACGTTTCTTACCTTTAGGGTATACCGCGAGTACTTCCGCAAATTCAGCACGACACTTACGACCGCTAGCGTTTAATCGTTTAGCTTCCTCTGGGATACGTAATTTAACGATCACTTTTTCACCGTTTGACCATGCCATCTTCCAGCCGATCAATGAACCCTCTGGTGCTATCACAGTTTGAGCTTCGGCATATGCCGAGTTCTTTGCACCGCGTAGGTCTGCACCGTATAGGTCTGCACCGTATAGGTTTGCACCGTATAGGTTTGCACCGCGTAGGTCTGCACTGCGTAGGTCTGCACCGTATAGGTTTGCACCGCGTAGGTCTGCACCGCGTAGGTCTGCACCGCGTAGGTCTGCACCGCGTAGGTCTGCACCGCGTAGGTCTGCACCGCGTAGGTCTGCACCGCG